TGTTAGGTGGTATGTAATAAATGGCGCGTAAGTTTCTAGTCAGCATAGATTTAAATAAGAACGAATTACAGAATGCGGTAATTCAAAACTTAGGCACAGCACCAGCCGCACCCGTTGCTGGTCAAATGTATTACGACACAGTAGATGCCGAATTATATTTTTATAATGGCACAACATGGGAAAGCACACAGGCTAACGCACAGGTAACATACGGAACCTTTGCCGCACGACCAATTGCTAGTGAAGCAGGTCGTTTGTATTACGCAACAGACCAAGCACTTCTTTATTTTGATGACGGCACAACCTGGACACAGGTAAGCGGTTTTGGTAGCGTCACAACACAAACAACTTATGGCGCTTCAAGCGGTAATGGTTCTGCTAATACTTATTCTCGTTCTGACCACACACACGGCACACCATCATTAAGCAACGCAACTCCAACATCTCTTGCTATTGGTGGTTCTTCATCAGCAGGTACAGGCACAGCGCCATCACGCGAAGACCACTCACATGCTATGCCTTCGTTTGGAAATGTTAGCGCTCAAACTTCATTTGGTTCAGCATCAGGTAATGGTTCAAGCACTAGCGTTGCTCGCGCTGACCATACACACGGAACTCCAACCCACGATAACGCGGCACACGCTTTAATAAATCTTTCTGCTCTTGCTGCACCTACGGCTGATGTTTCTATTGGCAATTACAAACTAACTAGCGTTGCCACGCCAACTGCATCAACAGATGCCGCAAACAAACAATATGTAGATGATGTAGCACAAGGTCTAAATATTCATGCCGCGTCTTATGCCGCAACGACCGCAAATCTAAATGCTACTTACGATAACGGAACTGCTGGCGTAGGTGCAACACTTACCAACGCTGGAACTCAGGCGGTTTTTAGCGTAGATAGTGTTAGCCCATCTATTAACGCTCGTATTCTTGTTAAGAACCAAACAGCAACAGCAGAAAATGGTATTTACACACTTACAACTGTTGGTAGCGTTTCAACTAACTGGGTATTGACTCGCGCAACTGATTTTGATACTGCCGCAGAAATGGCTGGCGGCGATTTCACTTTCGTAGATGCTGGTTCAACATTCGCAAATACTGGCTGGGTAATGGTTGATGAGGTTACAACTGTTGGAACTGACCCTGTTGTATTTCAACAGTTTAGCGGTGCTGGAACTTATACCGCTTCTGATGGTGTCCTTTTAACTGGAAATAACTTTACTGGCGTAGTCGTAGCAAGCGGCGGATTAACAGTAGGAGCAACAGGTTTTGCTCTTGATACCGCTATCGCTGTCCGTAAATATGCGGCAAGCGTTGGTGATGGAACTGCTACCTCATACACAGTTACCCACAGCCTTAACACTAAAGATGTGACTGTTGCTGTCTATGACAACTCAAGCCCATACGCAGAGGTAATATGCGATGTTCAGCATACTTCCACTTCTGCCATTACTCTGTTATTCTCAGTCGCCCCTACTTCCAACCAATATCGCGTAGTCGTTCACGGCTAATTAGGAGAAACACATGGGTCTAATAGACCGTTTCGCTAAGAAAGTAGCCAATGAGATAGAGAAGGCTCCCCGCTTACCTGCAGGTTCTATCGCCATGACGGAATCTGAGATGAGGCAAGCAGGACTTGTAGCACAACAGACATACGGCAATAGCACTCCATTACCACGCGCACCTTATTCGGCAACTGTTCCCTTTGGACCAGGTATGCCGATTACTCCTGGCGCAATTAACCCAGTTCGTGAAGATGGTCGCCCTGACCCACGCCGTTATGAATACCAAGTAGCACAAAACATAAATGTTACCGAAACACGCTTTATACCTTTTAAGACTTTGCGAGCGAGCGCAGACCAAATAGATATTCTTCGCCGTTGTATTGAGGTTATTAAAAACAAAGTTGTATCCCTGGATTTTGATATTGTGCTTGGCCAAGACGCATCAGAAAAGATTATTGCTGGTAGCGACAAAGACCATATCCGCGCGATGGCAGAAGCGCGAAAGAAATTCACAAACGATATAGACCGCGTTCGCACATTTTGGGAAAATCCTGACCGCTCTAATGGTTTAACTTTCGCGGACTGGATTAACACAGCGTTAGAAGAAATCCTAGTTATTGACGCATGGGCAGTTTGGCCACAAAAGACAGTAGGCGGCGACCTCTACGGCTTACAGATATTAGACGGCGGAACTATTAAGCCATTACTAGATGACCGAGGAATGCGCCCTGTGCCGCCAAATGTAGCGTTCCAACAGATACTTTATGGTTTTCCACGCTCCGAATTCACAGCAAATGATGATGACCCAAATGCTGATGGTGAGTTCACAGCAGATGACCTTCAATACATGGTTCGCAACCGCCGCACTATTTCTATGTATGGATTTAGCCCTGTTGAAAGAGCATTACCACTAGCAGATATTTACCTACGCAGACAGCAATGGATTAGAGCCGAATATACAGACGGCGTAGTGCCTGAATTATTCTTTGAATCAGACATTAACTTTGGAACTAACGCGCAACTTATTCGTGATTATGAAAACATCATAAATGACGATTTATCAGGACAGACGCAACAGCGTATGCGCGCGCGTATTCTCCCTGCTGGACTAAAGCCTTTCCAACCTGAGGGATACGGCGAAAAGTTTAAGGACACGCTTGATGATTTCCTTATTGCTTCTATATGCGGACACTTTGGCGTTCAACCAACCGAGATAGGTTATTCACCCAAATCAGGATTAGGCGGTAAGGGTTTTGAGGAAGGCAAGCAAGACAGCGCGCAAGCAGTAGGTGTAGAACCGCTAGTCCAATGGTTAAACAAAATGCTTACAAACATTTCTTACACTTATCTAGGCATGCCACGCGAACTAGAGTTTAAGTTGCTCACATCACGCCGCGCTGATAACGAAGAAAGCGCTCGCAAAGCACAGATAGAAGTAACATCGGCTGGCAAGACAATTAACGAACGCCGTTCTGAACTCGGTCTGCCTCTACTAGATACACCACAGGCCGATATGCCTATTATGGTTGCTGGTTCAGAGGTTTTATTATTCTCACCTGAGGGAATTATTAACGCGAAAGAGGTTCTGACCGCCTCTACGCTTGACCAAGACGGAGAGGTACAGAGTGATGGCACTTCTGTACAGACCGATTTACCTATCTCTGAAAATGGTCAGGGCGCGCCCGAAGAAACAGAAGATGATGATGAAGTAATAGATGCGGAAGTAGAAGCAGAAGTTAAAGCCTTTATGAAATGGGCGAATAAAGGAAAGCGCAACCGCCAGTTTGAGTTTCATAAATTAGATATAGTCGTGGCAGAAGCCCTTAATCGTTGCGCATACGAGGGCGACCTGGAAACGGCTAGGTCAATAGCAAAAGCCTTCTTGTCATGAAGTGGGGCGCTCATGAAGTTGATGGGCGCTTAGCGGCAAAGAACGCAAGTAAGATTAGGGCGGCATTACAACAAGCGGCTAATTGGAAGCGTATCTTTGAGGCGTATCAGCGCACACAGCCCGCCGTAAGCAAGAACCCTGCCCAAGATAGGGCGCGAGCAAGGGCATGGGCTCTCCTAAACCTCAGATTTGATAATGAGGCGCTCTTGGCCACGCTACGGCGTGTTTGGGCAGATGGTTTTGCCCTTGGTATTGTGTCCGCAGATGACGCAGTAAGGCAAGCGCGAGAATTAAAGAAGGCTGATGATTCTGATTATGTCAACTGGTCAAACTGGAAACCAGGAGATGCGGCGGCGGCTTTATTAGTTAAACCTACAAGGGCTTTCCAAGTATTACTAGACACGGCGGGCGTTACTATCAGGGGTATTGACCAAACAGGCTACGACAGAATTGGAACTGCTCTCTCAGATGCCCTTGCTCTTGGTTTATCAGGCGATAGGGCGGCCAAACTCATACGGGATACAGTTTCAGACCCCGCGCGAGCCCTAACTATCGCTATAACCGAAACTAACAGAGCCATTAGCCGCGCGACAATAGAGCGTTATCAAAACTATGGCTTAGAACAAATGGAGTGGGCAACATCTGACCCATGCCCTAAATGCTCACAAAACGAAGGGCAGATAGTTAATGTAGGCCAAGCCTTTAATAGCGGTAATACTCAACCGCCAGTTCACCCTAATTGTCGGTGCGCTTTATTGCCAGTAATTCCTGATGATGAGGTGAATGCGGCTGGCGTAGTTGATGTAATGCTATCTGAACCAAGTTTCCAGGGTATTACAGCATCAACGCTTATGGAGGTGCGGCGTAAGGGTGATAGAGCAATGAACAACCCACAACCAGGCAAGGGAGCAGACGATTTATCGGCCGCTTATGAAGTCGCTGGTTATAACGGCTTACCTAGAGTTGTGGCCGCTAAGGAGTTTGACGAACTGGCCAAAGAAGCCGATGTAAAGGTATATCGCGGCGTTGTAGCGACCAAAGGTAAAAACCCTCAAAGCGCACAGCAACTTATTGACGAATATAAGTATGGTGAGCATTACGCAGGGTATGGGGTTTTTGGTAATGGAACTTATACCAGCACCAAATCATCAACTGCTCTCAAATATGCTGAGGATAAAAAAGACGGCGTAATGGAGATATTGGTTATGGATAAAAGCAAGTTTCCAAACCAGGAAGACTTAAAAAAGCGAATTAACGAAACTATTAAAGAAATAGATACCGCGTCAGATTTAGCCTATAAAGAAATGATGGAAGAGGCTAAACGACAGGGTTTAACAGTATCTAACCTAGAAGACAGCCTACTTTACAAAGATTACGCTAGAAAAAAACAAGAGTTTATAGAGATGAGGGTTACAATTTCTGACCCTGGCACAGCCGCTACTTTATGGGGTTATGATGGGTTCCGTCTAATGTTAGATACGCAAGATGAGTATTTTTATGTTGTCCTCAACCGAGCAAAGGTGGTAATCAAAGAGTGAATCTATTAACTAACCCTGATTTATCACGCAAGGCGGCCAGGGCAGTCCAGCACATGCCCTTTGCTTTAAGAGAGCGTTTTATTACCGCTTTAGAACGGGCAAAGACCGAATCTGATTTGTCGCCAGGCTTCCGTTCTTACCTTAATAATGGTTATAAACCTGATAAAGTTGTAGGCTCTAACTAGGAGATATATGGCGCAACCGCAAGTAGGACACGCAACAATTACTGTTGGCACATCAGCGACTTTATTATTTCAAGCGCCAACAGGTAGTGGTCAATGTAATTTATACATAGACAATGAGGGCGGCAGTAAAGTTTATTTAGGCGATGAAACTGTTACAGTATCAGGCGACCTAGAAGGTTATAATCTTGATAACGGAGAAAAATTAGAGATGATGTTTAATGGCGGCGAACAATTATGGGGTATCTCAGCCTCATCTAGCAAAGTTTGTCTGCTTTGGACAATTTAATTAGAGATAAAGGATAAAACCACAATGGATAATCTAACTACCGCGTTCTTTAACATTATTAAAGCGGATAAAAACGCAGATGGAACGCTTATGGTGTATGGCAAGGCGACAGATGATTCATTAGATATTGACCAACAGATATGCGACCCAGTTTGGTTAGATGATGCAATGCCTGAGTGGTTTAAATCAGGGGGAAATATTCGTGAACAGCATAGCAATATTGCGGCGGGTGTTGCGAAAGAGTATGAGAAGAAAACAGACGGCCACTACATATCGGCTCTTGTTGTGGACCCAGTTTCGGTCAAGAAAGTAGATACTGGCGTTCTTAAAGGTTTCAGCATTGGGATTAAAAACCCTCGCGTAGTCCGCGACCAAAAAGCGGCAAACGGCAGAATTATTGACGGCCAAATTGTAGAAGTGAGCCTTGTAGATAGGCCCGCTAACCCTAACTGCCAGTTAGTCCTTGCTAAGTCTGCCGAAGGCGAAAAGGGCTGGTGGAAGGTAGAGCAACTTATTGAAAAGGAAGAAAAGAAACCTAATTACGAAAGTATTAACGCTGGCGGCGGGGGTTCAGAGCCCGCAAATAAGGAACTTTATAACCGCGTTAAGGCAGAGGCCAAGAGGAAATTTGATGTATATCCTTCTGCCGTAGCCAATGCTTGGGTTGTCCGCGAATACAAAAAGCGCGGGGGAACTTACAAGAAAAAAACAAAAAAGAGTGCGGATACCTTACAATTATCCGACATGAACGAAGGGGAAACCATGACGGCACTAGCAAGTGATGTCCTAGAGATGTCTAAGGCTTATGCTAATGGCGACCTATTAAAGTTCGATAAGAACACTTACGACAACGCTCGCCAAGCGCTTGCGCAATTAATTGAAATAGAAGCAAAAGAAATGGGCGAAGGGTCTAACGAAGAATCCTCGCTCTCTCACCTAATCGCCGCAGTCCATCACCTCTTCGCTTGGTATGAGGGTGAGGAAGCAGAAGGAGAAGTAATGGAAGAAAATATTGAACTCGCCGCTCATAAAGACGAGATAAAACCAAAGGAAGGCGAAACAAAGTCTGACTTTATGAAGCGTTGTAAAGACGCTGGCATGAAAGACGATGTAATTAAAAGCATGTGCGACAAGTATTTTGCCGCCAAAGCAGATGATAAAGATGACGAAGAAAAATCTCATCACAAATCCGATGACGCTGATAAAGCGATAGTCGTCGAATCTGAACCAGTCGCAGAGGAAAAAGTAGAGGAAGAAACTACTGAACCTGCTGACGCAGAAGTTTCTGAGGAAGCACCCGCTTCCACAGATGTAGAAGCAATAGTAGAAAAGGCTGTTAAGAGTGCTACCGATGCCATTAGGGCAGAGGTCGCTTCGTTAGTTACCGCAAAAGAGGCGGCAGAAACGAAAGCGGCGTCCTTGGAATCCGAGTTAGCAATAGCAAAGTCTTTGGCTGTTGCTGGCGGTCCTAAAAGAACCGCAAAGCCAGTAGATAGCAAAGTTAATGATAATCTCACTAAGGCCGCTATTTACAAAGCAAAAGCAAATGCAACCACAGACCCACTATTAGTTAAGGGCTACAAGGCTTTGGCAGAAAAGTTTGCCGCCGCCGCACAGTCCGAAACTAACTAACTTACGAAAGGAAACAAATGGCTCTCCAAGCCCCTAAAGCGGCAGACCTGTTTGGTGATGCTTCTCCAGTAGAAGCCGCCGAGCGCATGGAAGAATTCCAAGCGACTCTAAACAAGTCCCTCGCAAATGGTGTTAGCCAACCAGGACAAACTCCTGTTGCTGACCCAGTTGCCGCAATGGAACAACTCGCTATCAGCAAGTCATTGACTGCTGAGGCATCTTCAAGCCTTCAAAGTGCGCTAGCCGCACAGCGTCTTGCCATGCAAGATATTCAGAAGGACATCACACTCACTAGCCCGCTATCTACATCATTCGCGGCTTTTGACCTAGAAGCACCTTCCAAGTTGCTTACACCACGCCCAACCCCACTCCGCAACCGCATTCCTCGCAAGAAGGGTGTCGGCACCTCACACCGCGTAAAGCGCATTACTGGCTACACAGGTACAGGTACAGGCGGACAAGGACAGGTTTGGCCAGGAATTACTGAAAGCACCACAACTACTTTCGGTTCAATTAACTACGAGCGCGGACCTAAGATTTCTTACACCGCAGATGACCTCGTATTGCCATACAACTCATACTCACTATCTGACAGCGTTTCGTTTGATGCTAACTTCTCAGGCCTTGGATACCAAGACCTACGCCAGTTGTCATCAACTTCAACACTATACGCAACAATGTTGATGGAAGAAAGAATGATGTTGATGGCTCGCGGAACAGCAAGCGGCTACTCAGGCGCTCTATCTGCACCAACCTTCACACTCGCTTCACCAGTAGCAGGAGCAGGTCAAACCGCTCTCGCCGCTACAACTTACTTCGTAAATGTAACCGCAGACGCAGGTATCTCTGCTAATGGTTTCGGAGAGTCAATTCTCGGAACAGAAGCAAGCACCGCAGTTGCCGCAGGTGATGTTCTTACTATTACAGTAGGAACAGCAGTTACAGGCGCACTTGGCTACAACATTTATGTTGGAACCGTAACTGGTGCAGCAAACCTCAAGTATCAGGGAACTCTAAAGGGAACTGGTACATTCACAATTCAGGGCGCAACCGCTACTGGTCTAACTGGTAATAACGCCGCCTTTACAACAACAGGAGCCGCCGCATCTCGCGCATCCGCAGATACTTCTGCATACGCAACAGGTTATGACGGAATCCTTCCAACTGTTCTCGGAGCAAATACAGGTGCGTTAAATACAATTAACAGCACATTCAGCACAGCAAATCCTGGCGTTGAATTCCAAAATGTTTTTGCTACTTTGTATCAGAATGTTAAGGCTGACCCTGACCTTGTATTGCTCAACGGAAATGACCGCAAGCAACTTTCCGATGCAATTAAGAGTGGTTCAACCGCTAACTATCGTCTAGTTATTAACGACCCAGGTGCAGGTGGAACTACTTATGGTTCTATCGTAACTGGCCTACAGAACGAAGTAACTGGTAAAGCAGTAGATTTGATGGTTCACCCATGGTTAAACCAGGGTGTTGCCCCAGTTCTCTCCTTTACTCTGCCAATTCCTGATACTGAGGTATCTGATGTATGGGCAAACTTCTTAGTTCAGGATTACATGGGCATTCAATGGCCAGTAACCCAGTTCGCGTATGAATTTTCCACATACTTCCGTGGAACATTCTTCTGCACCGCTCCTGCTTGGAACGGCGCAGTAAGTGGAATCGTTAACGGCTAATGTGCTTAGAATGCGGATGTGGCCAGCCTGAGGCAACTCATGGCTTGTCCAAACTGCCTGACGGCTCAAATGTTTCTACGGCTGACATTGTCGCGCCAAACGAAACGCCTAAATAACTGATTAAGTAATGGGGGTGTGGCCTTGAAACCACACTCCCACTACTAATAGGAAAGGCAACAGATGGGAAGATTTGTAGCACCTGATAAAGGTGTAAAAGAAACAGTAATCGGCGGCGCTAAATACAACCCCGACAAAAGCGGCATTTATAATGTTGAAAATAAACGCCATCAAGATTTAATGAAGCGTGAAGGCTATTTTGAAGCATCACTTAATCCTTACGCGCAAGGCGACTACCGCAGAGGATTTACTTGCGTACAATGTGGCTTTGATGGTTGGTTTCGCAAGTGTGGCCGTTGTGGTCATGAAGCGGAAACACCCATAGCGCGAGATGGAGAATAAATGACTACTGGTATTACGAGCCTCACTTTTTTAGAGAACCCATATATTACAGTTGCGGAATATAAAGCCGCCCCAACCTCACAACAGACCAGCAATTTAGTTGTAGGCGGAAACCAAGAGGCGCAAGACGCTGAACTTGCTCGCGTGATTCTTCGTGCTTCTTCATTTATGGACGAATATCTAAATCAAAGCCTCGTAGCCACACAGATAACTGAAACTCAGCGTGTGCGTATGACCCCGCAGGGATACATTTCTCTGCACCCAAATAACAACCCAATTATTTCTCTAAACAGTTTTCAGTATGGAACAGACCCAAATAATCTACAAACTTTAACTGACCCATCAACGG